GCGGGTGGGCGGCGAAACTTTTGGGGTTCGGTGCGGCTGGGCCAGTCGATCGAGCTCGGCCGGCGGCCGATCGCGGCCGATTGCGGAAATGGCGGATTTCCGCCGTTTTTCGGGTGCGCCTCGGCGCATGTTGGAATTGCCATGTTGGAACGGATCGAGCTTATCGAGCTATTCCAATGGGTTGGGCCGCCATGTCGTAAGCTTGGCAGGCTGCACCGCGACGCCCTGGGCGGGCCGATCGGCACCGTCGCCGGCCGAGGGGGGCCGTCCCCCCTTTCGCCCGCGCCCTCCTCCACCATGCTCGCGCAGCCAATTTTCTGGAAATCGATCGACCTTCGGTCGCTCCCTCGCTGTCGGCCCTCCAGGGGAGGCTCGACCAAGTTCGAGGGCTGCGATCGGGGCCGGGGGTCGCGCTTGGAAGCGCGGCCGGAAATGGGCCGGGGTGAAAAAATCGGCCCTTGGATCGGACCGAAACGGGGCATGGGGAGATGCCCGGTAGAGCGCAGCCGGAAGATCGGCGCGGGACTGACGACGCTAGGCGGGGGGCTGGTTCATGTCAAATGAGACCGGCGATGCGAAGGTGGTCAGCGAGATCATCGCGGACGCCAAGGCGTTGATCGCCGCCGAGCAGGCCCAGGCCGAGCAGCTCGACCTGCTCGACCCGGTCACCCCCGAGGAAATGCTCGAGGCGCGCGAGGCGCTCGGCCCGCGCGCCGGGAACATGGCGGTGCTCAAGCACGCCCGCGACCGCAAGCGTGGCCGTCCACTCGGCGCGAAGAACAAGCGAACCGACGATTTCGCGCGGTTCCTGTTGAGCCATGGTCAGCATCCCGCGATCACGATGATGCAGATCCAGGCGACACCTCCCGAGGTGCTGATCGAGAACTCGCGCCGGCTGCGCCGCAAAAAGCGGACTGACACCGGGATCGAGATCGATGTCATGCAAACCATGTCCTACGAGGCGGCGCTGTCGCTCAAGATCCGCTGCGCCGAGGGGCTGCTGCCCTACCTCGAGAGCAAGAAGCCGATCGCCGTCGACATGAGCTTCAGCGGGGTGGCGGATCTCGTGATCGAGGGCGTGACCCACACCCGGGCAGAGATCGACGACATCGTCGATGCCGATTTCCTCACGGTCGATGACGAGGATCGGGACGAATGAGCTCGCTCGCCGCCCGTCGCCGGCTGATCTCGCCGGGCCCGATCGCCGACGCATTCATGCGATCGCGCGCGTTCATCTGCGGGATCATCGGGCCGGTGGGCTCGGGCAAGACGATGCAGGCCCTGCAGAAGGGGCTGCGCATCGCGGCGATGCAGGGCGGCGTCGTCGACCAGAACGGCGTCACCAGGCGGAAGGCGCGGATCGGCGTCATCCGCGAAAGCTATCCGAGCCTCGAGTCCACCACGCTGAAAAGCTGGTTCAACATCGTGCCGGAAGACGAGGGCAAATTCGGCTGGAAAGCGCCCTACACCCACACGTTCCGCAAGATCCTGCGGCGGGAAGGGAACGAACGCGGCGGCCGGCCGATCGACATCCTCGAGGTGGAATTCGAGTTCCGCGCGATCGGCGACATGAGCGTCGAGGAAGCCTGTCGCGGCTGGGAGGTCAACGCGGTCCTGATCGACGAGGCCGACCTGCAGCCCGATGACCTGATCTCCTACCTGACCGGTCGCGTCGGCCGCTTCTCCAACCTCGACGCCTCGCTGATCGTCGATCCGACGATCATCCTATCGCTCAACATGCCCGACATAGAAAATCACGTCTATCGACTGTTGATGGACCAATCGATCGAGGGCCTGACCGATGAAGAGAAAGTAATTCTCGAAAAAACACTTGGCGGGCGCAAGCTGATCGAGTGCTTCATACAGCCCGGCGGTCGCGCGCCGGATGCGGAGAACCTCCATAACCTGCCGGGCGGACGGGGATATTACATCCTCCAGGTCGCCGCGAACAAACACAAGAAGGGCTATGTCGCCCGGATGGTCGACAACAAGCCGGTGCCGCTGCAGCACGGGCAGCCGGTCAACGACGACTTCGATTATTTCGACCATGTCCGCCCGCTCGAGTGGGATCGCAACCGGACGCTGACGATCGCGCTCGACCAGGGCCTGTTCGCCGCGGCCGTGTTCGGCCAGCGCACCGCGCTCGGCCAGCTCCGCACGCTCGCGGAAGCGGTGAACATCGCGCCTGGGGGCAAGAACCTGCTCAAGGTCGGCGGCACCGCGTTCGGCAAGCTGGTCAAGCAGGTGCTGGTCGAGCGCTTCCCCGGCATCCAGCCCAACATGATCCGTGTCGTGTGCGACCCGGCGGCGTTCGCCGCGAAGGATCGGACGGACAATGAGCACGACTGGATCCTGGCGGTGCAGGCCGCGCTGGGGCTCAAGATCCACCGCGCCAAATCGAACGTGCAGGCGCTGCGGAACGAGGCGATCTGGCAGGCGCAGGCGGAGCGCGGCGGTTATGCGGTCGATCCGAGCTGCAAGCATCTGATCAAGGCCCATGTCGGCGGCTACCGCTACCAGAAGGCGGAGATCGGCACCGGCGAGGTGCGCGGACATCTCGAGATCCAGGACACGATCTACACGCATGTCGCCGACGCCGAGCAATATCTCGCGCTCGAGGGCGAACATGTGATCGCGACACTGCAGGGCAAGGGCGGCTCACGCGGGCGCGCGCACGCACGTGAGCGCGGGCGGGTGGATTTTGGCGGGGGTTATTTCAGCGGTGGAGGGCGATAATGGGTGGAATTTTGGGACGGGCGCCAAAGGCGCAGGCGGCGCCGCCGGTGCCGGTGATCAACAAGGCGCAGGAGAATGCCTACGAGGCCGACGAGCTGCGCCGGCGGCGCGGCATCGGGGCGAATATCCTTACCGGCCGCGCCGGCGCCGAGGCGGTGACGCCGGGCGCCAAGATGCTGTTGGGCATGTGATTTCTTGAGTGGGAGACTTATCATGAGCGACGAAAAAGAGGCGACGATATTGACCATTACTACTGCGGACGCAATCAACGGACTGAGTCACGAAGATCTCAAAGGTGTCGCGGCGGAGCTGTTGAGCGCCTATACTGCGAATGTTGCCTATCTTCACACGGTTACCGCCGATCGCGACCAGGCCCGCGCGGCGCTCGAGGAGGCGAAAGGCACGATCGAGAAGCTGCAGGCCGAGAATGCGACGCTCGCCAAGGTGAAGGATCCGGCGGCGCCGGCGCACAAGCCGCGGCGGGGGCCGAAGCTGAGGATCGCCGACACTGCTGCGGCGGTCGCCGACGTCATCGATGGCGACACGACGGTGGTCTTCTCGGAGGGCGACGCGCTGCTCGAGAGGCTCGGCCGCTTCGCGGTCAGCGCCGGCGAGATCAAGGTCGAGGCGGGACGGCATATCCTGCGCAAGGCGATCGCGCTGCCGGGCGACGTGCCGCGCTGCGACCTGACACACGCCTGGCTGCTCGGCGAGGACGGCAAGCCGGTCGCGCGGTGCGAGATCCCCGGTGGGCTTGTGACCGGCGGCGGGCGCTCGGCCGAGCTGCCCGCGGGGCATCTGGTGTTCTGACGACATGCCCGGCGCGCGGGGGTGCGCCGGGCCCATTTTGGGAGCGGGGCGATGTACGACGATGTTGATCTGATCCTGCGCCGGCAGTCGATGATGGAGAGCGAGCGCTCCAATTTCGACAGCCTGCGCCAGGAGGTTGCCGAGCATATGCTCCCGCGCCAGGCCGAGTTCCTCAACCGCGGCGAGTTCAAGCGGACGCAGGGGCAGTCGCGGACGTCGCGGATCTTCGACGAGACCGCGACGCAGGCGCTCGACGACGGGGTTTCGGTTTTCGAGAGCTATGTCATGCCGCGCGGCGCGCGCTGGCAGAGCTTCGCGCCGCGCGACGACGAGTTGCTCAAGATCCGCCGCGTGCGCGCCTGGTACGAGCTCAAGACGAGCCAGTTGTTCATGCTGCGATCGATGCCGGGATCGGGCTTCGCCGAGCAGACCCATGAGAGCGTCGCCTCGCTGCTGGCGTTCGGCGACCAGGGAATGTGGCCCGAGATCCGCTACGATCGCCAGCGCCGGCCGCTCGGGATCTTCTACCGGTCGGAGCATATCGGCTCGATCTGGATCATGGAAAATGCGTGGGGGCGGGTCGATACGGTCCACCGCAAGTTCCGGCTGTCGGCGCGGCAGGCGATGCAGAAATGGGGCGACAAGGCGCCGGAATGCGTGCGCAAGGCCTATCGCGACAACAAGATCGACGACGAGCATCTCTACCTGCACGTGCTGTGCCCGCGCGACGACTGGGATCCGAGACGGATCGACGCCAAGGGCAAGCCGGTGCGGAGCTGCTACGTGTCGATCGCCGACAAGCAGATCTTCGACGAGGGCGGCTTCCGCACGATGCCGCTGGTCTATTCGCGCTACGAGAAATCGCCGACCGAAACCTATGGGCGTGGCCCCGGCATCAACGTTCTGCCCGCGGTCAAGGCGAGCCAGCTGATGATGCGCGACCTGGTCACCGCGGTCGAGTTCATGGCTCGGCCGGCGATGCTCGCGGCGGACGATGCGGTCGACGTGATCCTGCGCTATTCGCCCGGCGGAACCACCTATGGCGGGCTCGACTATGCGGGCAATCCGCTGGTCAAGCCGATGATGGAGGGGGCCGACATTAGCCCGGCGCTGATGCTCCAGGAGCGCACTCGCGCGGTGATCGTGCGGGCGTTCTTCGGCGACCTGTTCCGGATCCGGCGCGAGCAGAAAACCCATGTATCGGCGACCGACGTGATGGAGCAGTCGGCCGAAAAGGGCATCCTGCTGAGCCCGCTCGCGCGGCAGGAAACCGAGTGGTTCGCGCCGATGGGCGACCGCGAGCTCGATCTGATGTGGGAAATGGGGCTGCTCGACGACATGCCGCCCGAAGTCAAGGAGGCCGGCGGGCTCTACCAATATGTTTTCGACAATCCGCTCGGCCGCGCCCAGAAGGCCGACCAGGCCGCGGGCTTCTTCCGCACGCTCGAGGGCGTGACGCCGCTGATGCAGGCCAAGCCGCAGCTGGTCGACGATTTCTTCGCGATGTTCCCGTTCGACAAGATCCTGCACGGCCTGGCGATGATCAACGCGGTGCCGGCGACGTGGATGGCCGAGGACGGCGAGCGCGAGCAGACCAAGGCCGCGATCGCGCAGGGCGCCCAGATGCAGCAGCTGCTCGCCGCGGCGCCGGTGGTCTCGAAGGTCGCGGCGGACCTGCACAAGATCGGGGGGCCCGATGCCGTCGCCGCGTGAGGAAGCCGAGGAGATCGCCTCGGGCGCGCGGGGTGTCCTCGCGCAGACCAAGCGGCGGATCCGCATGCTGCTCGACCGCCATCATGTCTATTCGCGGACCTTCCTGCGCGATGGCGGCAAGCCCGACGACAATGCGGCGG